AACAAGTACGGTTATGGAGTATTAGGTGTTAAAGCCCAAGTATTATATGCACATAGAATAATGTGGATGTTAGGACACGGACCAATACCAAAAGGAATGTGTATCTGTCATACTTGTGATAATCCTCCATGTGTAAGACCCTCCCATTTATTCTTAGGAACACACGCCGATAACATAGCAGACTGTAGGAAGAAAGGAAGATTTAGGAAAGCTAAAGGTTCAAAGCATGGGTTAGCCAAACTAACAGAAGCTGCGGCTTTAAGTATCTATAAAGATCCAAGGCTACATAGGGATATAGCAAAAGACTACAATGTAGAAGTAACCGCAGTAGTAAGAATTAAACAAGGAAAAACATGGAAGCACGTAACACATCACATAGGAGACAGCCGTGCCCTTACTGAGTAACGCTCGATCAAATGCCAAAACAAAGAAGATGCTGGATGAGTTCGGCTATGAAGGGATCATTCACTACATGGCGCCAGACACCGTAGCCGACAAAATCCACACCGTATGCCCTCATAGCACAGCAGGATGTCGTGAGTCTTGCTTGTACACAGCGGGCCGGGGCGCCATGCGTACAGTGCAAGCTGCACGCATCCGCAAAACGCTGGAGTTCCTCAAAGACAGGCAAGGGTACGCTGACAGGCTGGTGAAGGAGCTGGTCAACCTTGAGACACGTGCCTTAAAGAAGGGGCACACCCCTGTCGCTAGGCTAAACGGCACGTCAGACATCCCTTGGGAGAAATACATCCCTATGGAGGCCTTCAGTAACACCAAGTTCTACGACTACACTAAGAACGATACTAGGATGTGGCAATATCTTGACGGCGAACTACCTGAAAACTATTATTTGACGTATAGTTGCCACGAATCTACAACCGTGGATGACGTATTTTGGTTGATGTATGAAGGAGGTTCAGTGGCCGTAGTGTTCAGAAATACCATCCCTAATAAGTTCCAAGGTATTGATGTGATCTCTGGTATGGAGCACGACTTCAGGTTCCGTGATAAGAAAGGCTGCATCATAGGCCTTCTCGCAAGGGGCCGTGCCAAGAAAGACAGCACTGGCTTTGTGGTGGATTGATGAGTGAAGAGGTAGAGTTAGAACTTCTAGTACCCGACATAAAAAGGCGGGCAGTATACAAGTCCTTCGAAGACTTAGGTCCCCCCAGAGGGACACCGCCGTTCGTCTACGGCGAACATGTAAAAGGATGCAACCATCCATTTGATGGAAAGACTTCTGGTCTGGGTTGGGAATGGTGGGACGCGGAACCTGGTAAGAAGGATAAATGCTGGAGGTGTGGTGGCCCTGTGCCTAAAGAGATCGTAGCACTAGTAGCGCTGATGAATTGGAAGGAGATGGACCAAAGTGACAAAATCGACAAAATCTAAGACGTTCAAGAAGTTCAAGCCTAAGTATAGGAAGCCGGTGAACAAGACGGAAGCAGAACTAAGAGGCCCCTTCAAGCCTATGAAACCGTTTACCATTCGTAATCCTAAGGTAGACGTGCAGTACCCCACGATGTGCACCCCCAAGATTGACGGGATCCGGTGTGTCACGTACCCAAACGGGACGCCTATGAGCTTCAAACTCAAGCCCATCCCTAACCTCCACATCCGCAAGGTGCTGGAAGAGTACGGGGTAGAGGGTATGGATGGTGAGCTGTCCATCAGAGGCGCCAAGACATTCGGTGAGTCCTCCGGTCCCATCATGAGAGTGGACGGTGAGCCTGGCTTTATTTACTACGTGTTCGACATCTATAACAGCCCCGACTTTTATAACCAGAGAGTGAAACAGTTGGACAAGCTGCCTAAGCCGAGGCCCGCGTGCATTAAGTTGGTAAAACCAACCCTTGTCTTTGATGCTGAAGGGTTCATGAAGTATTGGAACAAGTGCGTGGACGATGGGTATGAGGGGGTCATCGCAAGGCAAGGGCACGTGTACCTCCACGGTCGCAGCACCATGATCCATGGTGGTATGGGCAAATACAAACACTTCCAAGATGATGAAGCTGAGATCATTGGGTTCGAAGAGATGTGTACCAACACCAACCCCAAGAAAACCAACGCCCATGGTAGGTCGGAGAGATCCAGCGCCAAGGCAGGCAAGGTCCCGAACGGGCACCTAGGTAAGTGGCTTTGTCGGGATTTGAAAACTGGGATTGAGTTCTCCTGTGGCACCATGAAGGGAGTGACGAGGAAGCAACGAAAGGAATGGTGGAGCAACCGGCAAATTTACATAGGCTGGATCATCAAGTACCGGCACCAGCCCTCAGGGGAGACAGCGTTGCCGCGCTTCCCGGTTTGGTTAGGGTGGCGTCACCCGAACGACATGTAATGAAAAGGGAGAAGCAATGAAAGTACTAACAGGTTGCAAGCAGAAGGTTCCGGTAAAGGCATGGGTAGATGGCGTGGAGCTAGACATCAAGGCTGAGATACAGCTACGTCAGACAGCGCGACTCCCCTTCATTCACAAGCATTTGGCTGTCATGCCTGATGCACACTGGGGCATGGGCTCCACTGTAGGTAGTGTCATCGCTACGAAGAAGGCAATCATCCCCGCTGCGGTGGGTGTGGACATTGGGTGTGGTATGATCGCTGCTCGCCTGCCTGATGCGAGCATCTTTGACGTGTCCAAGCTTCGCAAGGAGATCCGCACAGCCATTGAAGCAGCCGTGCCTCATGGACGCACCGACAACGGTGGGCTGAAGGATGAGGGGCGCTGGCAAAACAGTATCCCTGCTGCTACAGGCAGGGAGTGGTGTAATATGATCGAAGACTTTTGGAAGATCGGTGACAAGCACCCGGAGATCGGTAATTGGGGCTCCCCTCTGTATCAGCTCGGTACGCTGGGCGGGGGCAACCACTTCATTGAGGTGTGCCAGGACGAAGAGGATATGGTGTGGGTCATGCTGCACTCAGGGTCACGGGGTATCGGCAACAAGATAGGTAGGTACTTCATCAAGCTTGCTCAAAAGGAATGTGATAAGTGGAGCATCGACCTACCCAACAAGGGTCTAGCGTACTTGCCTGAAGATACAGAGTATCACGACGATTACGTTGAGGCTGTACAGTGGGCACAGAACTACGCCCAGATCAACAGAGACATCATGCTGGAGCTGACGTTGGGCGCAATGAGCAGCGTGCTTGGGTACCAGGTAGCCCCCGACGATCTGGTAGTGAACTGTCACCACAACTACGTACAAAAGGAGAATCACTTTGGGCAGAACGTGTTTGTCACGCGCAAAGGCGCTGTACGGGCTAGGATTGGTGATCTTGGTATCATCCCTGGGTCTATGGGTGCTAGAAGTTACATTGTGGAAGGTCTTGGCAACCGCGAGTCTTTCAATTCCTGTAGTCATGGAGCTGGCCGGGTTATGTCGAGGTCGGAAGCCAAGCGAACCTTCACGGTAGAGGACCACATCAAGGCAACCGAAGGCGTCGAGTGCCGCAAGGACAAGGATGTGATAGACGAGACGCCCGGCTGTTATAAGGACATCGACGCAGTGATGGCAGCGCAAAAGGATCTTGTGAAGATCAAGCACACACTTAAAGCGTTGGTGTGCGTAAAGGGGTAGACATGAGGTGTTGGTTCTGGCATGACTGGGAGAAGTGGAGCAAGGCCATTGTAGTAGGTGTTGTTGGTTCAACTGTGAAGGCGCTTGTGCAAGAACGGTCCTGTGCCCATTGCGGTAAGTACCAGCGTCGAGCGCGCCACGACGGAGGTTGATAATGAGAAAGTACAAATTCAACGCTGACGAGGTAATGTTCACAGCCGACACTCATTTCGGCCATGATAACATCATCCGGTTCTGTGACCGGCCCTTCCGGGATGCCGACCACATGGATGAGGTGCTACTGGAGCAGTGGAATATGGCAGTGGACGAGGATCAGGTGGTGTTTCACCTTGGTGACTTCTCATTCAAGAACAGGCGAAATATTCCCAGCCTACTGAAACGACTGAACGGCAAGGTCATCCTGATCCAAGGGAACCACGACAAGCCGAAGGATCTCAAGCACTTCGATGAGGTACATGACCTCGCCGAGGTGGAGATAGAGGGGCAGCGCATCATCATGTGCCACTATGCCATGAAGGTGTGGAACCACAGCTTCCGAGGATCATGGATGCTGCATGGTCATAGCCACGGTACACTGCCTGAGGATTGGGACAGGAAGATCACTGATATTGGTGTGGATTCATGGGGTTACCGCCCCATCAGCTTCCACCAAATCAAAGTAGAGATGATGCAACACGGCGGGGAGACAGTGAATGATCTGGATGACAGTTTCACAAAGAAGTACGGGGAGGATGCGAGTTTAATCAGACCTACACCTAAATAGTTCATTCGCTCGAATTGACGGGCATGAAAACGTGTACCACTATGGGAAATATTTGACCCGGTACAAGGAGGAAGTATGCAAGCTAATGGTGGAGATATAATAGAATTGATAAGAGTAGGAGAGTGGTCTATACTAAACATGCTCCAACTTTACGACAGAGAAGAAGGACCCGGGATAGTACATAGACCATGCGACGGTTGGATAAGGTTTGGAATGCGGGAAGAAGCTTTGTACTGCCGCTCATGTCATGAGGCTATACCGGATGAGATAGTAACACTTTGGTTACTCCTTAGTGCGGACAAAAGTTGTAGTAATGATTTCTACAAGAAAAACCTTACCTCAGAAGGGGTTTCCTCATGAAGTTCGATGAAAGGGCATTCATCTATGCCCTGTGTTCTAGACCAGAAGATGCAAGGAAGTTTACGACATCATTCAAGCCCTCGTGGCTCAACACCTCTGAATTGGTACCTATCCTGGCCGAGGTTTTTAGCTTTACCAGAGAGCACGGAGAGCAACCGTCCATTGATACACTACACAAGATATTTGAAGACAAGGACAAGGAAGCGTACGATTTGCGCTACCGTGCTGTGCTTGATAGTATCACAGAAACCATACCTGATCGCTCAACCCAACTCTACACACTGAGTAATGCCAGGGATCTAGGTGTGGTGAGAGACTTCCAAGAGCTGACCGCTGACCAGAACTTCTTGAAGAAGCAGGCTGAGCTTGAGGGTGGTGATATGCTTAAAGCTTTACACAAATTCTTCACTAAGCATGGCGATCTGAACGAGGACAGAACGATGGATGTACGGGAGGCCATCGACCACCTCATTGACAACCATGGGTTCACACCAGAGCTAGTGCGTATCCCATGTGGGATCAAAATCATTGACAAGTGGACAGGAGGAGGGCTGCGAACGAAGCAGCTCGGTATCATAATGGCCCCCACGGGGGATGGTAAGTCCAGCATGCTGGTGAACATGGCGCACAAGATGTCTGCGGTAGAGGAACGCAGGGTGTGGCTGGTCACCAATGAGCTATCGCTTGAAGAGCAGACAGAACGTGTGTTGTCTAAGATCACAGGTGTCAAAGTGCAGGACATCATCGACGACCCAGGCGTAGCGTACACACCAGAGCTAGACAGGAAGTGGAAAGAAGGTCTGCATGAGAAGCTCCGGATTACTGAGGTAAACCGAGAGGTTAACGTGGATGACCTCGAATCCGAGATGATGAAGTGGGTCAACCTGCTAGGGTGGAAGCCTGACGTGCTGGTGCTGGACTTCATTGAAAGGATGAGGCCCTGTGATAGCGGGTACAGTAGAGATAGAGTATGGGATTGGCTGGGTGCGATCAGTCGGGATCTCTCCCGTTTTGCCAAGCGTCACAACATACTGGTGTGGACAGCAGCGCAGACCAACCGCTCAGGGTTCGGAAGAGACCCGAAGAAGAGGGATCCCCTCAGCTTGGAGATGGCGCAAGGTTCGGTCAAGCATCTGCAAGAGGCAGCCTGCATCATTGGGATGCGGCAACAAGAGTTATCCGATGAACAGATCGTGATGGAGATGGTTGACCTCAAGCAGCGGTTCGCCAAGCGCTCCAAGCGGAGTGTGTTCCTTGAGGTAGACCTCAGCAGGATGAGTATCACGAATAACGAAGTAGAACCAGACACTTGCGAGGTTGATGAAGGCCCACGTAAGCGAGCCTACACCCCTGCTGAGCTGCAAGCGCAGAAGAAAGCGAGGGCAGCCAGCAAGGCTGATAAATTGTAGGTTGCAAAAGTTTGAAAGAAAAGCTATAATGTAGTAGAAGAAAGGGAGAGTCTCTGTGGAGGGAGGCTCCCAAACAAAGGGAGGTACGATATGAGCGGACTTAGGTTCTCGCCCCGGTGGGCACTCTCGCCTAGAGATCGGGATGTTCATCCATCCTGGCTCGAAAAGAGTAATACCTGTCCAACACGCCCAGAGG